TCCCTTCCGCGCAGGCGAAGGTGTCAACCAACAGGATGAGCAGTACGCGGTGCTGAACGAGGGTGCGAACCCGGTCGAGGCCGCGCGCAAGCGCACAGGAGACAACAAGGACGAGTGATGTGATGGCAGAGACCTTCTTGCAGACGCAGAAGGCCCATGCACCGGGGCGACATCAACGGTCGGGGCAACGAAGTGACTACCGCGGTTACCCCGACGACGGGATGCCCTGGGGACAGAACGGATGGGAGTCGGGGGTTGCGCCCCCGGCTCCTGCGGGATTGGCGCTCACGACACTGACGCCCACAACGGGCGTGGTCTTCGTGGAGGCAGCCCTCACGATCACCGGATCGGGGTTCGTGACAGGCGCGGTCGCCTACACTGGAGCGATCGCGATGACGAACACCGTCGTCGTCAGCCCCACGTCGATCACTTGCAGCTTCCTACCGACCGCAGCGATGTCCTACGACATCACCGTTCATAACCCGGACGCTCAGGTGTCGAACGCTTTGGTGTTCACATCGACCGCCGCCCAGGAAGATGTTCTCGATGGCACCATCGACGACGTCAAGGCGTACGTCAACGGTCTCGCCAACAACGACTTCCGTGACGACATCATTCAGAACTTGCTCGACCGCGAGCGCGCCAATAGGAATCGGGCCACGCTCGTGACGTGGCTCGACCAGCAAACCGGAGTGACGTGAACTGTGCCTGCGGAAAGCAGGCCGAATCGGGGCATGACGAGTGTTTCCGTTGTCGGGTAAGAGGCGTCGGTTTCGCCTTCCGCGGCGGGGCGCTCGTCGGCCACGGCGGATGGCACAAGACCAAAGGCGAGTACCTGCGCGAACATCTCGGCACCGACAACGAGCGCGAGTTGGCGCGTAGGACGGACGTGGAACGGTTGTGAAGACCCAGGCGGAACTGCTGCGCTTCTACCACCACGAGTTGAAGCGATCGAAGAACTGGCGCACATCGAAGACGACCAACTACGACAACGCCTGGAAGCGCTACATCGACCTGTATCAAGGCCGGTATCTCGACAGCGATCCGTCCACCGACGCGCTCGTCGTCAACATGATCTTCGCCACGATCAACGTGATGGCCCCGGCCGTGGCGATCAACAACCCGCGCTTCGTCGTCAACGCCCGCAACCCCGAGAGTGGCTTCACGGCGATCATCACCGAAGAAGTGCTGAACTGGCTGTGGCGCACCTACGACTACCAGCGTGAGTTCCGTCTGTCGATCCTCGATTGGCTGCTCGTCGGCCACGGCTGGATCAAGACCGGATACCGCTGGACGAAGACGCCGGAAATCAAACCGGCCGACGTCGATCAGCCCCAGGCCGAGACCGAGGCTGGGCCCGAAGAAGGCATCGACGACCGCGAGGACAAAGAGGGCAACGTCGAGTCGGAGATGCTGCAGACCGACGACGACCGCCCGTTCATCGAGCGCATCAGCGTGTTCGACATGTTCGTCGATCCCGACGCTCGCCACCCGAAAGAGATGCGCTGGATCGCGCAGCGGACGTGGCGTCCCGTGCAGGACGTGCAGGTCGACAGCCGCTACTCGGCCTCGGTGCGCAAGCGTGTCGGTGGCTCGTCGTGGTCACGCTGGGACTCCGACAGCAGCGACGCCCGCGACGGTAGCGAGAAGCCCGACCAGGGCGCGATCCGCTTCGCCGAAGTGATCGAGTTCTACGACCTGCGCCGCAACAAGGTCTGCACGTTCGCGCTGACCGGCAGCGACGACGACGACGACCCCGGCTACCTGATCAAGCCCACCAAGATTCCGTACGCGTTCGGGCATCCGTTCGTGATGCTGCGCAACTACGAGATTCCCGATCACTTCTACCCGATGGGCGACGTGTGCCAGATCGAGTCGCTGCAGTTGGAGTTGAACGAGACCCGCACGCAGATGTTCAACTACCGCAAGAAGTTCCGTCGTGCGTGGCTGTACGCCCGCGACCGTTTCGATACGGACGGCATCGAAGCGATGGAGTCCGACCGCGACAACATCATGATCCCCGTCCAGGGCGATACCGACCCCGAGTCGGCGATGCGTCCCGTCCCGGCGATCATCACCCCCGCCGAGTTCTTCGATCAGTCGGCGATGATCAGCAACGACCTCGATCGTGTCTCAGGCGTCAGCGACTACCAGCGCGGTCAGCCGCAGCAGCAGATCAAGCGCACCGCCACCGAGGCGGCGATGATCCAAGACGCCGCCAACGCACGCGCCCAGGACCGGCTCGCCAAAGTGGAAGGTGTCCTGTCCGAAATCGGTGAGCGCATCGTCGGCCTGATGCAGCAGTACACGACCGGCGAACAGGTCGCTCGCATCGTCACGATGCCCGTCAAGGGCTGGGTCAACTTCGATGCTGACCGCCTCAAAGGCGAGTTCGACTTCGAAGTGCAGGGCGGTTCGACCGAGCCTCGCAACGAGACGTTCCGGCGTCAATCGGCGCTGCAGATCGTCGATGTCTCGGCACCGTTCATGCAGGCCGGTGTCGTCAACATGCCCGCGCTCTACTCGGAGTTGCTGCAGAAGGGCTTCGGCATCAAAGACGCCAGCCGCTTCGTGCAGACACCGCCGCCACCGCCACCGCCCGAAGGCGCCGATCAGTCGTTGCAGCAACTCGGTGGTGAGCCGCCTGGCCCACCACCGATGCCGCCTGGACCGCCGCCAGAAATGCAAGGCGCACCGCCGATGCCACCAATGCCGCCAGAGATGATGGCAGCGATGATGGCGCAAGGACAAGGACCGCCGCCAGAAGAAATGATGGCCGGTGGTGGACCGCCAATGGAGGCAATGCCCCCGGTCTGATTCGTGTGTGGCTATGATCCGCTCACACCACGAACAAATCCAAAGGGGCACTCGTGAGTGATGCACCAGCCTCGTTCGAGGCGCCGGTAGAGGGCGGTCCCGCTGAAAGCGGACAAACCGAGTACTCGCCAGAACAGTCCGAAACACCATCCACACCAGCAGCACCCGAGTATCTCGAACTCGACGATTCGATTGCCAATAGGCACGTCAAAGTCAAAGTCGATGGCGAGGAAATATCGGTTCCGCTGTCGGAAGCGCTACAGGGATACCAACGGCAGGCGGCGTTCACACGTCACAGCCAGGAACTCGCGGAACAACGCAGAGAGCATGAAGATGCGCTGCGACTCCATCAAGCGATGACCCAGAATCCGGGTCTCACGATCCAGATTCTCGCCAACCGGGCCCAGATGTCAGTCGAGGATTACCTCGGTCTGACACCGCAGCAGCAGCGAGACGCTGTTGCGGATCAAGAGCCCGAGTTCGACGATCCCCTGGAACGCGAACTGCATGTCGAGCGCCGCGCACGCGAAGCACTCGAACAGCGATTCGCACAGCGCGAAGCCGACGAGCAGTTGGGTCGGGCGGTGTACGGGCTGCAGCAGCAGTACGGGTTGAACCAGGATCAGGTCAGGGCGGTCGTCGGCCAAACCATGCAAATGGGATTGGGCATCGACTATCTACCGATGGTGTACCAGTCGATGGCGTTCCAGGCGATGCAGCAAGCGCAAGCAGAACAGCAAGCGCAACAGCAACAGACTGAGGCCCAGCGGCAAGCGGCGGCGGCGCAAGCCTCCGCGGTGGTCGGCAACGGAACTGGCGTGAACGGTGGATCGCGTACTCCTGCGAATCCGTCGTACTCGACCTACCGAGAAGCGATCACCGCAGCCTATGACGAAGTCGAGGCCCGGCACCGCTGATCGGTTCCTGACCCGAAGGGGCACAACCGATGGCGCTTGCAGCGCACACCCCAGGGACGTGGGATGAACTCCTGTCGTCCACCATGCACAACGTCCGTGGCAAGTTCACGGACAACATCTTCAAGAAGCACCCGCTTCTCGAACACCTGCTCTCCGCGGGCCGTGTTCGCATCGAAGATGGCGGCATCTCGATCGTGGAGCCCTTGCTCTACGCCGAAGGCAATGCCGATACCTACGGCGAATGGGACCTCGTCCCGGTCGTCCCGTCAGAGACGCTGACCTCGGCGCAGTTCCCGTGGAAGCAGTTCTACGCGACCATCGCCATCTCCGGTTTGGAGGAAGCGCAGAACTCGGGGCGTAGCGCCCGCATCAACCTGCTCGACGTGAAGATCGAGCAGGCCGAGATGACGCTGCGCAACAAGCTGAGCCGGATGCTGTACGGCACCTACGCCTCGGCGACCCCCGCCAACGACTGGCACTCGCTCGACACGCTGATCGACGACGTCGCCATCGCGGGTGGGATCGACCCCGCCACCAACGCGTGGTGGAAGTCGTATGTCGCCACTGTCGGCGCCGTCGATGCTGCCGGTCTCGAAACCGCGATCCGCACCGCGATCCTCGCCGTGTCGGACAGCGGTGGCGACACCCCCGACATCATCGTCACCGATTCGGCGACGTACGCCTTCTACGAGTCGACGCTCACCCCGCAGGTGCGCTACACCGACACCGACAAGGCCAACCTCGGCTTCCGCAACCTGCTGTTCGAGAACATCCCGATCGTGTGGGATGCGGACTGCCCGGCCGGGACCATGTACGGCATCAACTCGAAGTACGTCGGCCTCGTGATCCACAAGGACCGCAACTTCAAGCAGTCGGCGTTCACGCCGAACCTGTCGGGTACGGCTTCGGGCGAAGTCGTCGCTGTCGCTGGTGATCCGGTCGCCACCGGGCTCGATGCCCGCGTGTCGTTCATCACCACCTACGGCAACGCCACCGTGCGCAACCGTCGTCGGTTGTTCAAGCTGGAAGGCATCTCCAAGGCGCCTCCGGTCTGATTCCGTCGTTCGCCCCCCGGTCGAACAGCCCGGCCGGGGGGCGAACACCTGAGAGGATGCTGTCATGCCGAAACCGAACAATCCATACGCCCGACCGATCAACGCCACCAAGGAATCGGCGAAGACGGTCGGCGAGTTGTACGGCACGCCTGCCACTGGCAAGGCACACGTCCACGCTGCCGGGCCCGGCAAGGCGTCACCAGCAGCGCGCTACCAGGCGGCTGGCAACGCCTACGTCGCTCCCAGCAAGCCCGCCGAGCCCGTCAAGAAGGCCAAAGCCAAGCCCTATTCTGGGCAGAATAAAGAGGCCGTCACCGCCGAGGACTTGTTCGAGTGACGACACTCGCAGAACTCCGCGCGATCGTGCGCACGCAGACGCAGACCGATTCAGCCGACCTGCCTGACGTCACGATCGACGTGTATCTGCAGCAGGCGTTCGAGCGCACGCTGGCGGGCGAGACCCGCTGGCCGTTCTACGCCAAGTCGTGGGCGTTGGTGCAGAACCCCGACGAGGGCATGATCACGCTGCCTGGTGACGTCAATGCCCCCGGCATCCTGGCGCTCACCGACCCCAACGGAGCGCGGCTGGGGATGGTCCCGCAGGTCTGGGCGGAAGACAACTTCCGCGGCAACTCGGCGGGCACGATGAGCCCCAAGCTGTACTCGGTGTGGGGCAACGAACTGCATCTGTGGCCCGCGCTGACCTACACCGAGCCACGCAACTACCGCCTGCGCGGCTACCGCTGGGCACCGCTGTGGCTCGATGCCAACCAGGAGCCGGACTGCGACAAGCGACTGCACCTGCCGCTCACCCACTACGCCTGCGCGCTGGCCTACGCCCAGCAGGAAGACGAAGTGCTCGAAGCGACCTATATGGCGCGCTGGCAGGCCGACGTCGAACTCGCCCACCGCGCGATCATGGACCCGATCCATCATCGTCCGTTGACGATGGCCGGATCGGTGCAGTTGAGCACCGGCCACGCTCAGGAATGGGTGATGGTGCTGCCGCCAGTGACGCCATGAGCACACGTCTGCAGCCCGTCAACCTCACCGACTTCACCGGGGGCATCAACAGCGCCAGTTCCGACTTCCAGTTGGCCGACAACGAGTCGCCGGGAATGTTGAACATGGAGATTGATCCGCGTGTCGGGTTCTACACCCGGCCGGGATGGGTGCGCTGGAAT